GCTGGTAAGGCAATTAGAGAAAATGCGGACAAGTTTATTTCTCAGGAAAGCAAACAGGGTTCTGCTGCTGATATTGCAAACATTAAAGCTGGCTCTGCTACTGACGTTGCGGAGATTAACAGACTAGCTAAGATAGAATCTGCTAAGCTTGCTAATGAGCGTGCTAGGGCAACCCTTGCAGCCAAGCCAGCTAAGCAGGATGCTTTGAGCTACGAGAAGTATGCGCAGAAGCTTGATGCTGCTGCAGACAATTTAGCAATGAGTGGAGAGTCTGAAAAAGCTCAATACCTGAAATCTCTTGCTGCTGACTATTATGCCAGGGCCGTCAAACTCAAGACAGCTCCTACAGATGTGCGTACAGGCTCACAAGAAGACCTAGAAACTGAACTAGGTATTCGTAAACCAAAACCCGCTGGACAAGCAGCTCCCACTGCCCCTGCCACAACCAAACCACTAGACCCTCTAGGAATAAGGAAATAATATGAACCTATCTGAACTGCGTCAGAAATACCCCGACTACAACGACATGAGCGATCAGGAATTTGCTGACGCTTTTCATGGTAAGTTCTATTCCGACATTCCTAAAGAAGACTTCTATTCCAAGATTGGCTATTCTACGAAGCCAAAGGAAAAGAGTTTTCATCCTCTAGATAATCCCGTTGCTGGCGCTGGTGAAACTGCCCTGTCCATGTTGACAGGGGCTTTTGCTATGCCTGTAGCCGGTTTGACCGGTTTGGTTAATGGTGGTGATGCTGATAAGGTAAGGTCTACGCAAGAAGCTCTAACCTACGCCCCTCGTGGGGAGCAGGGCAAGAAGTACACAGAGAATATCTCTGACTTGTTTGCTCTCCCTGTTAAGTATGCTGGCAAGGGAGCTGATGCTTTAGGTTTAGGTGACCTTGGCTATTCACTAGCTACTGCTGGTACAGAAGCAGCAATGAACTTCCTGCCTGTTGGAGCAGCCGCTAAGGGGGCTAAGGGCCTTCTAAAAGGCAAGGGTAAAGCTACCCCTACACCACGTAACGTTACAGCAGTAGAAGCCGATATGGCTCCTGCGAAGCCAGTGGAAATTCCTGCCCAGCTAGAACTACCGTTAGAAAATTCTGTACAACAAGTTGCTGAAATGCAAGCTCGTGCTGGTGCACAGCCAGACCTGTTTGCTCCTGCTAATCAAGAAGTACAGGGCCGCCTTCCTCCTGTTTCACAGGATAGTGTTCGTGCTCCTATCCCTGATGAAGCACAAGGGCACCTTCCTTTTGACACCAGTCTAGACGAAGTGGCTCGTACACAACGAGCAGGTGATCCACAGTTAGACTTGTTCTCTAACGAACGTCCTAGTGATGTTCCTTACAATGCTATGGAAGCACAGCAACGTGCTCAGTCTGTAGATCAATTACAACGTCTTAATAGAGACGGGACACAGCAGCACATTGTTGAAGACTTTGGCAATAATGATCCTATGGAACGTATGCCAAACATGCGTGTAGATGAGAATGGAATGCCTATTAGGGCCGACCTTTCTATGGAGCTACAGAATCTAGAGAATCCTCTACAACGTAATATGTGGGGTGATGAACTAGGCCCTGCTCTAGACCAGACACGCAGCCTTACAGATGCTATTGACTCTATGCCTATGGGCAAGGAGCGTGATGCTGCTATTCGTATGCTATCTGGTACTGGCACACCTAAACGTGTTGTGCCACGAGCACAGCGAGGGGCCATTGATGCCTCAGTGTTTGAAGACCTTTACAACTTTGGTAAGAGTGTTATTCGTGGGGGCAATGGGAAGCTTCTGCCTCTATATCACGGAAGCGAAGCAGAGTTTCACAACATCAAGGCTAGTCGGGAAGGTGGGGCATTAGGCAACGGTGTGTATCTCGCTGTACGTCCTGAATATGCTTCTTCATATGCTGAAGGCAATGGTGGGAATGTTCACCAAGTCTACGTAGATATTCGTAAGCCATTAGTCATTAAGGGTCCAGGCGATCCTATGGTTAATGCCCTAGTGTCTCTTGGCAAAACTAAGGAGCAAGCTACTAGAATTGTAGAGAAGGCTTATGACGAAAAGGGCTACATCACTAACGAGGTGAAAACTCTTGCTCAGAGAGCTGGCTATGACGGTATAGTGCAATATCGTGGTGAAGTGCCTTCTGAAGTGGTTGCTTTTGCCCCACATCAAGTAAAGAGTGCTCTGTCTCCTGATGCCAAGAAGCTGGGCTATCAAGTAGCAGGTAAAAAGTTTGAGCCGATGGATTATGCTGGTGATTGGGAACCTGATGGTGCCTACGACAGCGCCTATCGGCCTGTCCCTGCTTCACAGCGTGGTGGTATTGACTTACAGGGTGTAATAGATGGTGCTCGTGACCTACTGAACAAACTCCCGGGAATCAAGCCTAATGATCCTGAAGCTCTAGCTGCTAAGGCTACAGCAGACAACATTGCTAAGAAGGCTCGTGTAAACGCTATCCTTGGAAGTGAATCAGGCTACCTAGAGAATGTAACAACTCCTGAAGCCGTCATTGCCCTTGCTCCTAATGCGAAGGACATTCCACGTTCTGCTGCTATTGGTGGTAAGACAGTTACCCCTGGCATCAATGCTTTAGCTGTGAAGCATCCTAACCCACTTGTTAAGTTTATGCGTGCCAAAACTAGAGATGTGTTTGTAAAGACAGATGCTTTAGTAGAGCAATATATCACTGGACGTAATGGTATTGGTTCTGTTATACGTGAAATGTCTAACAAGGAAAAGGCTGAAGTTGTTCAGCTCTTACAACTTGGTGACAGGAAGCAAACTAAAATTACTTCTGATCTGATGGACAAGCATGGCTATTCAGAAGCACAGAAGGAGTTTGTCCGTAAGTTCTACGAAATGGACGCTGAAAAGCTTCGCGTATGGAATGAGAAGCGTGCACAGGCAGGTATGGAACCTGTTGCTGCTCGTGAAGGTCACGTTCCTGGCATCTTCCGGGGTGATTATAAGCAGCTTGTTCTCAATGCTGAAGGCAAACCTCTAGGCGTCATTGCTGTAGACTTTAAATGGCAGCTCAAGGCTGCTCAAGAAGCTATGTCAAAGAAGTTTCCTGATGCTAAATACACTCCTGTAAAGCGTAGCTCCCTTGGTGGTAGCTCAGGCCGTACAGGTGAGTTTGGTGCTATGCAGGAAGTGCTTACAATGCTAGCAGAGAAAGACCCTTCATTCCGTGAGGTACAGGATTTGATTTCTGCTGCCATTGCTGAGAATAGCGACAAGGCTTATGGTGCTGCACAACATGCTCTACGTAAGAAGGGTATTGTTGGCAATGAGGGTAATAAGCCTTGGCTCAATGCTGAACAAAATGCTAATGATTTTATCAAGGCTTATCTACAGCATTGGGAAGATCAGATGATTAGCCATGCAGCTTTGCCTGTTGAAAAGCAGGTTAGAGCTTTAATGGAGAATCCTGCTCTTGACAACATGCCCAATGCTAAAGACTATGTTGATGACTATCTGAAGGGAATGACTGGTAGGTCTGTTGGTGAAACAGGAAGGGCGTTGAACGTCATTCTTGATGCTCCAGCTAAGACATTTGGTGTTGGTCCTAGTGGTACTAGAGCTATGGTGCACCAGTTTAACAAGCGCATGGGACAATATTCTATGGGCTTTGGCAACTGGCTGTTCTCTGTAACTCAATGGCTACAGGTAGCACAGACTGGTGTACCGGAGATTACTTCTGCGGCTAAGCAGCTTGGTGTAAGCCAAGCAGCAGTGATTCCTGCAATGGCTAAGGCCGTTAAGGATTGGATGGCTGCGGGTACTGGAGAAACGAAGGGGGATTTTGCTACATCAATGAAAGAAGCTCGTGAAAGAGGTTTGCTAACCTTCTCAGAGTTCACTGATGTAAATAAGATTACTCAGAACAAGTATTCTAGTATGGCCGATAAGGTTATCGACTTCAATAGAGCAGAACTTGGGGAAAATCCTACTCGTCCTTTGGTGTTTTTCACTGCTGTGAATGTACTAAAGGAAAGTGGTTTGACTGGCAAACCGTTGTATGATGCTGCGTACAATGTTACGCAGGCTGGTATGTTCGATTATAGAATGAATGAGCGTCCTGCTATGTACCAGAAGATGGGACTAGCTGGTACACTAGCTGGTGGCCTACAGACATTCAAGCATGGCTACATGAACCAAATGCAGCGTATGATTTCTAACGGGGGTAAAGACCCTGTATCTGCTGCATATGCTGCAACAGCATTGCTTGCTTATGCTGGCATTGGTGGTATTCCATTTTACCAAGAAGCAGATGCTCTGTTTAAAACCATCACAGGCAAACTAGGAAAAGAGCAATCTATTTCCGAATATGCTTTAAAGGAAGTTCCTCGTTGGTTGGAGAAGGGTGTTATCTCTGATGTCACTAACGTGAACATGCAGAGCCGACTTTCTTCTGCTGATGTGCTTCCTAACAGTCCTATAGAAGCATTGTCTCCTTATTTCTCGTCAATTGGACGTATGGGAGCTGCTGCTAAGGATGTGCTGAGCTTTAATGACCAACTAGCATGGAAGAACGCTGCTGTTACAATGACTCCACAGGGGCCTCTAAAGGGCCTTGCAGAAAAGAGTTTGCTTACTGACGAGGACGGTTACGTTCTCAATCGTGAGGGGCTTCGTGGAAACACTCGCTCTGAATGGGACAAGGATGTTCGCACATTCTCTGGTGGCAGAAGCTTGACAGAGGCAATGACAGGAGAAAACCAATACAACTCTGGTCAAAGACTTAAGAACTATCGTGATAAGCAGAAATCTATTATGGAGCAAATTCAACGTAAGTATGTTCAAGGCAACTTAACTACAGAGGATATGCAAGGGTTTGCTAAGAAATACACAGAGGCTAAGGGTGATCCTAAGCAACTAGTAAATCAGCTAATTACATTTGCTAAAACTACAAAGCTAGATAAGCAGCAACGGATGCAGGGCATCCCTAAGTCTGGCAATTTGTCTAGCCTGTACAAGTTCCAAGAATATCAGGACGATGTTGTGAAGCCATAAACAAAAAGGCGCTACCCGCAAAGGTAGCGCCTTTCTTTTTGCCTAAACAGAATGTTTAGCTTCCGCAAACACCACCCTTGGTGATGTCACACAAGTCAATTACTTCGTCATACACAGTGTCCTTATGTGCTAGGGCTTCTGCGTAGGGGACTGAGGTGAGGGGTTGACCTCCTCTACTTCCATCTGGATAAACCGTGAACCCCCGTAGCCGTGGGGCGTACGTTGAAAGAACTCTCGCAAATGCCTCAACCTTGTCACCATTGTTAGCGTCTGATCCCCAACTCGGTAGATTAATCGTGGATGAGATGGACATGTCAACGTAATCTTGCACATCGGCTTGGAATTTGATTCGTCGTTCATAGTCTGTGCTTAGGTCGAGTGCTGATTCGATGCTCGCTGGGTCTGTGCCAAGCTCTGCAATGAGAGACTGTGCAGTTCCGTCAACAACGTATTGATATTTCCACTTAGTTCCTTCTGTGAGGAAACGTCTCTTATACGCGACTGCAAAGAGAGGCTCAATGCCAGTAGTTGTTCCCAATTCATGTTCCCGCTGGGCTCTTTATCCCAGCCTCTGCAAGTTTCCATGCAGATTAGACTATATCATCAACTTTACTTGTCAATATTACATACTCGACGTGTGGGTAAAGTTGTTGGGCGCTCGTGGGGATATTACTGTCTCGTGAGACTCGATCCCTAGTCGTTGCTCCTTCCGCAGTGTCACCACTGTGGCTTGGATCAGGATTGCCATGTTTATCTAACAGTAGCTTACTCCATTTAAGTAGTTCAGCTAGCGAATAGTTATTCTTTAGTCGATTAACTTCTTTGTGTACCCACCACAGATTTTCTACAACATACCCAACAGAACTATCTTTTCTGTCTAATGATGCAGTAATAACTTCCCAATTAGGATTGTTATTTTGTATTTCTGCAACCAATACTATAGGGACCCCTGTTAAAGCACACTTGTTATTTTGTGCTTCGTATAGTTCCCACAATTGCTTTTCTGTCACATTAAACTCAATATTGCGTCTTTTTGCAGACGCCTTGATATGAGAATAGTGTGTGCCAGAAAGTCCGGCGTATCCTGTACGCCTTATTGGTGGTGGTGTGGTTTTTGCTGTTTCTTTTGCAGAACAACTCTTACACATTCTGACTCTGCCAGTTATTACATGGTCAGGTCGTTTAAGTTCTTCTGTGCCACAATGGCAGCGCATCAACCACATGCTGCGCTTATTTACAGTTTTGTATTCGACTAGAGACAACATATCCAACTCCTTTAATGGTACGATACCTATATTATACCATAAATAAAGGAATTTGTCAAGTAAATTTAGGTTTTCCCTGAATTCACCCAATTCATTTCACTAATTACTTAGTGAACGGCCAGATTTTGTTTAGCAAGTATTCCGATGGAACCAGTTGGTGCGATAGCGCGGTACGCAACTGGCCGGCTAATGTAAAGGCGGTCGCAGTGTTCATTTGCAGCTCGTTCCGATTCATCTCTGTATACCTCCAACCAAGACTTCAGTTCTTGGTTAACTTCATATCGTTGACCTCTTTTGAGCAGCCATTCGTGGACACCCATAAGCCCAAGTCCAAGACGGCGGTTCTTCTCTCTTACTTTATAAACTTTGTCATATGGTAAGTCAGCCCGTAACGTACCGCAGACAAGAAATTTTGAGGCGAGCCGTACAATATCTGTAAAATCTCCAATACTAGAGATGTTTCCGAGATTGATGGAGCCGAGGTTACATACGTCTGAATCATCTTCCGACGTAACTTCCGTGCAGGCGTTGCGTAGCGTTTCATTCTGTTTATTACCAAAGTTAAAAGAGAATCCGGGCTCACCGGTTTGTAGAGCCTTCTCTACATTTTTCTTGAACACAGCATTGTTTTCTAGTCCACCAACCATAGCAGCGTCGTCATAATTGACGCTGATGTTAGTCATGTCTAACGCAGCAGGAAAGTTAAAGTCGGCTTCCTTTAGGGTTCTGACTGCTGGGGGCCAGTCCTTTGCTCGCAGGAAGCTACCAATGTCATCATGCTTCCAATTAAGGCT